GTGGAACTGACGGAGGCAACCCTCTTCGCCGATGACGGTGCCGCTGAAATCATCAAGGAGTTCAAGTCCGGCACTCTCTCTTTGGGTGTGGATGATGTGGGTCCCACTATCGCATCCATTCTGACCGGTGCAACCATCGATGCCAACGGCGTCGTTATCTCTGCCGGTGAGGACGGCGGTCAGCCTGTTGCCATCGGCTTCCGTGCAAAGAAGTCCAACGGCAAGTACAAGTACTTCTGGCTGTACCGTGTGAAGTTCGGTATCCCTGCTACGGCTCTTGCCACCAAGGGTGACAGCATCACCTTCAGCACGCCTACCATCGAGGGTACAATCCTGCGCCGTAACAAGATCGACGCACAGAACAAGCATCCCTGGAAGGCAGAGGTTACCGAGGGTGATACCGGTGTCAGCGCGGACACCATCAAGAACTGGTATTTGGAAGTGTACGAGCCTTCCTATACCGCAAACGCAGAGGAATAAGGAGGACTGACCTATGAGTACGGAACGCAGTGCAAACATTATCATCGGTGGCGAGGAATACACCCTTCTGCTCACCACTAAGGCTACCAAGGACATCGCCGGTCGTTACGGCGGCTTGGAGAATCTTGGCGAGAAGCTGATGAAATCCGAGAACTTCGAGATGGCTATCGGTGAAATCGTATGGCTGATCACGCTCCTGGCTAATCAGACCATCCTTATTCACAATCTGAAGAACAAGGACAATCAGCGTGAGCTGCTCACCGAGGAAGTGGTGGAACTGCTCACCGCCCCGGCAGATTTGGCTACCTACAAGGGTGCTATCACCGAGGCTCTCTATAAGGGCACCAAGCGCAACGTTGAGAGCGAGGCTGACCCAAAAAACGCAGCGGTCGAGTAAGTGACGAAGAGTTATTTACTCGGCTTTTATATTACGGGCTTGCCCATCTCCACCTAACCCAGGAGGAGGTGGGCTTTATGCCCTTTGGCTTGCTCCTGGACCTTTGGGAGTGCCACAAGCAATACTCTGGCATGGCTAAACCGAAACGGGAACATTTTATTGATGAAATCATCCCGGCGGGAATTTGACGCAGGAGGTGGTGTAGATGGCAGATGATTTTGGCTTGAAAATTGGTCTCGAAGGCGAGAAAGAATTCAAGAAATCAATCTCTGAAATCAATCAAGCCTTCAAGGTTCTCGGCTCGGAAATGAAGCTGGTAACCGCACAATTCGGTAAAAACAACACCTCCATTGATGCTCTGACGGCAAAACAGCAGGCACTCGGAAAACAAGTCGATGCCCAGAAAAAGAAGGTAGAAACCCTTCGTGCCGCCCTGGACAATGCATCAAAATCCTTCGGAGAAAATGACCGCCGTACCCAGCAGTGGCAGATTCAGTTGAATAATGCCGAGGCTGAACTAATCGGTATGCAGGGTGAGTTGGATGAAACCACCGAAGCCCTGGAACAGGCAAGCAAAGGTATGGATGATGCCGCCGACTCCGCAGAGGAACTCGGTGAGGCTGTGGAAGATGCCGCCGATTCTGCTGACAAAGCCGGAGGTGGCTTTGAGAAGTTAGGTGGTATTGCGACCGGCATTGCCGCTACCATCGGTGCTGCTGTGGCTGCGATTTCCGCTGCCGCTGTAGCTGCCGGAGTGGAACTGGTGAAGCTGGGCGATGAATTTAACAAAGCGGTCAATCAGATCGGCGCATCTACGGGCGCGACGGGTGAAGAATTGGAGGCTCTCGGTGAGGTCGCCCAACGGGTCTATTCCCATAATTTTGGGGATAACCTGGAGGACGTTGCCGAGGGCATTTCTGTTGTTACCCGTACCACCGGGCTGATGGGCGCGGAACTGGAAAAGGCTACGGAGGCGGGCTTTGCTCTCCGTGATACCTTCGGCTATGACCTACAGGAATCTGCCCGTACCGCTTCTGCACTTATGAAAAACTTCGGTATCACAGCCGAAGAAGCATATAACATCATCGCAAACGGCGCACAGAACGGTGCAGACCAAAACGGCGACCTTCTGGACACCCTTAACGAATATTCCGCACAGTATGCCGCCCTGGGACTTTCTGCTGATGAGTTTCTAACAAGCCTTATCAGCGGTGCCGAGGCTGGCGTTTTCTCCATCGACAAAGTCGGTGATGCAGTTAAGGAATTTAACATCCGTGCCAAGGATGGTAGCCAATCTACCATAGACGCATTTACCGCTTTGGGTCTGAATGCCGAGGAAACCATGGCGGCTTTCGCTGCCGGAGGTGACCAGGCAAGAGATGCCTTCTTCCAGGTGGTTTCCGCTTTGGAGAGCATGGATGACCCAATGGCAAAAAACGCTGCCGCCGTTGCCTTGTTCGGCACCATGTACGAAGACCTGGAATCTTCCGTGTTGCCGGTCCTTTCTTCTATGGAGGACGGCGCATATGAGGTCACCGATGCACTCTCTCAAATAAACCAAATTAAATACAATGACCTGGAATCCGCTATCGAGGGTACGAAACGCTCCATTCAAGGTGTGTTTCTGCCAACGGTCAGCGGTCTTTCCGCAGGCATCACGGATGCACTTTCCACTTTGGGAAATGCCATCAATGAAGCGGAAGGCGATTTTACAAAAATCAGCGCCGCCGTTGGTGTGGCAATGGAAGAAATCACCTCCACCATTATGGAGTATCTGCCCATTATGTTGGAACTTGCCGGAGACCTGGTGATGGGTCTTGTCAACGGCATCATGAACAATCTGCCCACCATCATCGATACGGCAGCAACCATTGTATTCACTGTTCTGCAAGGGCTTATGGACACGCTCCCGGCTCTGGCAGAGGGTGCACTTCAGTTGGTGATGACCCTGGTGGACGGCATCATCGAGAATCTGCCTATGATTTTGGATGCTGCCCTAAAAATGATCGTCACCCTGGCAACGGGTATCGCAGAGTCCTTGCCGGAACTGATACCCTCCGTGGTTCAGCTTGTGATTGAGGTGGTCAACACCCTCATTGACAATCTGCCTATGATTCTGGATGCAGCCCTGCAGTTGGTGACGGGACTTGCCGAGGGCATCCTCAATGCAATCCCCGTGCTGATCGAGGCTTTGCCGGAAGTCATTATGGGCATCATCGATTTCATCCTTGGTGCAATTCCGCAGATTATTGAGACGGGCATTCAGCTGCTGACCTCCCTGGTAGCAGCCTTGCCGGAAATCATCACGGCTATTGTGGAGGCAATCCCTCAAATCATTGAGGGCATTATCACAGCCGTCCTTGAGGCAATTCCTCTTATTATCCAGGCGGGCATTGATTTGCTGATTTCCCTCATCCAGGCACTACCGCAGATTATAACCACAATCGTATCTGCAATCCCGGAGATTATTTCCGGTATTGTCAATGCGGTGCTGAATAATATCCCACAAATCATTATGGCTGGCGTTCAGCTTTTGGTTTCTTTGATTCAGAACCTGCCGACCATCATAGTGGAGATTGTAAAGGCCGTTCCGCAGATTATTGCCGGACTGGTTAGCGCTCTGGGCAAGGGCGTTTCTCAGTTGGCAGAAGTCGGTGGCAACCTCGTCCGTGGTTTGTGGTCGGGTATCCAGTCCCTTGCCGGTTGGCTTTGGGATAAAGTGTCCGGGTGGATCTCCTCCATCTGGGACGGCATCTGCGACTTCTTCGGCATTGCATCTCCGTCCAAGGAAATGGGCTGGGTCGGTGAAATGCTTGTGGACGGTCTTGCCGGTGCCATCAACAAAAACGGCGGTCAAGCTGTGGATGCCGCTGTCGGCATGAGCAGCGATATTACCGATGCCATGCACGGTCTTGCTACCGACCTTGGCGCGGATATGGCTGACAACCTTTCCTTCGCAGAGGTGGCAAAGAGCATCGAAGCGGATGGTCATGCCGCCGTGAATGCCGCAGAATCCGTTTCTGTTGGGCTGAAGGATGCGATGTCGGATATCGGTAAGGAACTGGAAGTTACCGCTCCCGTTGCCGTAAAATCCGAAGTCCGCAAGGAAGAACCTATCACCTCTGAAGTCGAACCGAGCATTGAGGCACAGCCTTTGACTACCCTTGTTTCCGCTGATGGGGACAAGGCTCTCTCCCTGGCTGAGACTATCTGCGACGCAATTGCCAAGCTGTATCGCAACCTTTCTGTATCCGTACAGGATGTGTTCCACTCTTTGCAACATGAGGTCACAGAGACTGTTTCCAAGTTGGCAGACGGCTTCTCGCTGACAATTCCTGCCCAGGTGGATTTGGATGCCACCCTCGGTGGTGCGGTCGCCACAGCGGTGCCTACGGCTTCTGTTCCCACGGCTACCGGGACACTGGCTCTCAATCTGAACATTACGAACTTCAACAATTATTCCAATGAGGATATCCAGCAGTTGACCAATGAGATCATGGTTACTGCAGGCGAATTTGCAAAACGGAAAGGAGTGGTTTTTGCGTGAATTATTTTGTTTATAACGGCATTAGTTCCCTGGATATGGGACTTCGTATTGAGAGCAAGAATGTGTTTTCTGCCCCCAAATACGACGTGGATTTTCTGTCCATCCCCGGCCGCGATGGTGACCTTATTGCCGGAAGCGGACGTTACCCCAATGTCCAGATAACCTATTCCGTGTATCTTCCTGCAAAGACCCTCTCCGAATTGTCCGAGAGAATCACCCTTGTGAAAAGTTGGCTCTATGGTGCGTTGGACAGCTATCATACGCTGACCGACTCCTATGACACAGCCTTTTACCGAAAAGCGGTGTATGCAGGAAAACTGGACATTGAAGATGAGATGAACCGCATCGGTGTGTTCACCATCAGCTTCTCCTGTAAGCCTTTCCGCTACAGCGCGGAGGGTGATATTCCCGTTACCTTCGTGGGTGACAATTACAGCATTGACAATCCGTATCCCTTTACCAGTAAGCCTTTCATCCGTGTCATTGGCACGGGTGAAGGTTCGCTGACCTTGACCACACCGACCAAGACCTCCATCTGGACTTTCACAGACTTGGATGGATATTTGGATATCGACTCGGAGCAGATGAACTTTTACAAGGGGGCTACTCCGAAAAACGATACGGTGTCCGGCAGCGGTTTCCCTTTGCTGTACAGCGGTCCCAACGAGGTGTTGTTCGCCGGGGATATCACGGAAGTACAAATAACCCCAAGGTGGTGCTGCCTATGATTCCGATCCTCTTTAAGGCAAACGCCACCAAATTTAATACCTTCGGCATCGGCGCTCTTGCGGACTGTACCTCTTGCGAGGTCACCGAGGAACGCAACGGTGCCTATGAATGCGTTCTCAAATACCCGGTTGGCGGACCCATGTTCAAAGAACTTGGTGTGGAACGGCTCATCAAAGCAAAACCAAACGATACCGCTGATGAGCAGATGTTCCGCATTTATCGCATTACCACGCCCATCAACGGTGAGGTAACGATTTATGCCCAGCATCTGAGTTATGACCTCTCCAACATTGCCACGCTCCCCTGGGAAGGTGGCTCGGTTACGGCAGCAAATGCCCTGGAGCATATCCTCCAGCAGACCGCCACGAGCCATAACTTCACCTGTGTTACGGATGATGCCGCCTCCAATGAATTTGTCATTGAGAAGCCCCAAAGCGTCCGTGCCTGCATTGGTGGTGTAATGGGGTCTTTTCTCGATATTTGGGGCGGTGAGTTTGAATGGGATAATTTCCTGGTGCGCCACCATACAGCCCGTGGTCATGAAACCGGGGTTGTTATTGAGTACGGCAAGAACATGACCGACATGGAGCATGACAGCAACTTTTCCGAAGCCTACACGGATCTGATGCCGTACTGCACCACCACTTACCCGGACGGTGAAAAAGCCATTCTAACCCTTACAGAGTCGGTGATTCCCATTACGGACACGGTGCTGATGCAACCCAAAACGCTCATTATGGACTTCACCGACTATTTTGAGGAAGATGCCTACATCTCCGAGGAAATGCTCCGTGAGGTGGCAAACACATACCTTTCGGAAAACTCCCTGGGTACGATTCTGCCGACCCTCACCGTTGCCTTTGAACCGCTGTGGAAACAGCCGGAATACGCTGCGGTTTTGGAGCGCATTTCGCTCTGTGATACGGTGCTGATCCGCCATGGTGTTTTGGGCATCTCCGCAAAGGCAAAGGTCATCACCACGAAATATGACACCCTGGCTGAGAAGTATATCTCCATCACCATGGGCGCAACACAGGCAAACCTACTCAACGATGTGAACACGGCAAGTGCCACGGCATCCCGTTTGAGCAAGGAGGTCAAGAAAATCCCCTCTATGATGAACGCAGCCATTGCCGGAGCAACCGACCTTATTACGGGGCAGTCCGGCGGTTACGTTGTGATCAACAAGAGTTCGGAAAACGGACAGCCCTATGAAATGCTCATTCTGGACGCTCCGAAAATTGAGGATGCGGTGAATGTATGGCGTTGGAATATGGGCGGTCTCGGCTTTTCTTCCAACGGCTACAACGGCCCCTACGAAACCGCAATCACCCAGGATGGTCAGATTGTGGCCAACTTCATCACCTCCGGCGAACTGGTCGCCAACATCATCAAGGCGGGTGTCCTTCAGTCCCCGGACGGAGAAACCTTCGTGCTGGACTTGGACAACGGTACATTCTCCATGAATGCGACCGGCAAATTCAGCAGCCCGGACAACAACGCCTGCATCGAAATCAACAGCCAGGAAATTGTCCTTTATGTCCGTGATACCCTTGGGCGACTCCTTGATAAATGCCGCATTGGTTCCATGCGTGGATCGGACGATGTGGATTACCCCTACATCCTCATGGGCAACCTGGACAGCGGTGATGTAGGTCTGATGAAGAAATTCAAAAACGGAATGTGGTACGGCAACTCCGTGCCGAAAAACGCAACCGGGGATTTCTCCGGGATGTATGGTGCTTCCGGCATCTTTATCAACACCGTAGAAAACAAAGCCTACGTTGTTGCCGGAACGGAAATGCAGAACATCTACACGGGTGAAGCTATCGCCCGTTTTGCGTAAGGAGGTGGACGGATGCCAATTGACCGCATTCCAATTTTAACTGCGGACTATCCGCTTTTCGATTGGGACGATTATCCGTTGTCCTATTACGCATTGGGTCAGGGTGAGTTGGTGTCCGGCTTCCAAAAAGAAACCTGGAATGCCATCATCGACGAGACACTTGCGGCTCTTCGTGCGGCGGGTATGAGTTGGGACTCCGCTTATACCTCTGCAGCAAACGCAAAGGTCACCCAGGCTTACGGACCCTTGTCGGCTAAAATGTTCAACTCGGTTCGTCATAACCTGGACTGCCTTACTCCCATTGGCTGGGGCTGGGCAAAGAACCCCAATATGCGCGGATATGTTGGCAGGAACGATTTCAACGGCTATGCCGATTATGGCTTGAACGGTGACCTTTTCTATGCGGAGTATCTCCTGGAATTGGTACGCAGGCTGAACCTCACGCTGTCCATAATGCGTGGGACGGCAAATCTGTCAGAGATGGAAGCCCCGGTGCAATCCTTGAGCCAGTCCATTCACGGACTGATTTCAGCGAAATCTGCACCGATGGAATTTTCCGAGCCTGCCTTTTCTTCCTACATTTGCGGCATCCGATCTGTAAGGTCGGGTTCGTTGGCATACAAAGGCAAGTCCACCTCCAAGAAGTATGCTCCTCTGTTGAGTTTCCGTGCCAGACGCATGGGCGGTACAGAACTTGCTCATTCCTCCCACAAAGGAAAACAAGCCGCTCCGTTTGTCAAAGTT